GACCGGCAGTATGGGGTCCTATTTTTTGGACGATGATGCATATTGTAACAATTGGATATTCACCGTTTCCAAAGGAGGAGGAGAAAGCGGCTGCCATAAACTTCTTCGAGTCATTACAATATGTAATACCGTGTCCGATATGTAAGGAACATTATAAGGCGAATTTAAAAGAATCTCCTGTTCGTGAGGCTGTAGGAGATAAACAAACCCTTATTCGATGGCTATTTAATATGCATAATACAATAAACCAACAACTCAAGAAACCTACAATTACATGGCACGAGTTCGTTCATTCTGTAGTAGGACTCTCTAAACTATCAAGATTCTCCTTTCAAGAGGCATCAGAGCGCCCTTATTTTGATACACAATCATTGCTATATATGGTAGCAGGGATTGGATTAGGAGTAGGGGGGTTTTTAGCGTATAAACATTATAAGTGATTACAGCCTACATCCGTCTAAAAATGCCATTTCGTCATCTGGTTCAAATGTGAGCCAACTGAGGAGAGTTGCGGCAATACGATTTTCAAAGGGTGCGCCGATGATAGGAATGAGAGAGTAAAAGCGGGGGCGTTTTTTCAGATACGCCCAGCGCCATAGAAGTACATACGGTATAACAACGAAGAAGAATACAAATCCATATAGCGCATAGAGAATACGGTAAGGCCAGCCGCGGTAGACATTGAGATTTGTCGCCAGAGACGCGCCAAAAATACCGAGCGCAATGAATAAAAATACACCCAATACACCACCGGTAATTCCAAGTGCTCGTTTTAATAGTCGCGATAGACTAAATGTTTTTCTCTCTTCTTCATTCTCAAGTGCGCTACATGTCATAGCATGAAGAAATTGCGGATTCAACCCAGCAGCCGTCGCAGCCATCGAGGTCAAATTATTTGTAGGTGTGCCTGTAGACCACGGCATAACTGATGTACTCGAGCCTGAAACATCCGTTGAAGGTGCTGTATTTATCAGTGTAGCATCAGCAGTATAAATTAAATAGAATGCTTGATTATTTGTTACATATGTTAATATACCAGTACAATCATCTCTTGACTGAGCTTTTGATTTGGCTTTTGCCAATGAATTGAATTGATACAGATGTAAACCTTCTTTTGAAACTTTGCTATAATATGTATTAAATGTATCATTTGCAAAGAAATTTGTAGGGCTCAGTTGAACTGTAGTGGTAAAACATATAATACCGCTCAAATCAGCGCCGCTCAAATCAGCACCACTCAGATCGGATCCACTTATATCGGCTTTCTTACTTCCACTTAAATCGACAGCAGCCGCCTGTTTCTCTGCAGCGTATGCTTCAGCGTCGGGATTATATGTTGCCGCATGAAGCTGATACATTAAATTATTTTTTAACTGACTCAATAATTGACTCATTCCCCTATTGATTGCGAGTAATGTTATTTATTTGGACCCGACGCATTAAGGCGCCAGCACTCCAGAGCTAAGGGGTGTCATTTTCCGTCCATCGTGCGGAGATACAACGCCGGCAGGTAAAGCATTTCCATTTTTTAATTCACAGTCTTGCTGGGAGTTAAATACACGCGTGCGATCGCATGATTTAGCAGATGGAACTTTGACACAATAGCGACCGGTGAGATCTTCGCCGACGAAACACCAGGCAACAGGCGGTGGCGAAGGATTTAGAATTTGTTTTTCTACGGGCGAAGGGGCGACCGAGAGTTGAAGTCCACTTGGCACTTCATTCAGTGTACCATATTGTCCGAACGATGGTGAGCTACGAAAGGCACCGAGCCAATCCCATAGCGCATTGTTTGAGCGAGCACGATCGGACCACCAGGGGCTTTCGTGTAATCGATAATATTTGAACGCTACAGCTACCCCGACACATAGCACAAGAAGCCCAAGAATCCAAAATAGAATTGTGATCGCCGATACGGTGGGGGTGAATCCGACATTTGTGTTATTCATAAGTACATTCATGGACGCTTGTGTTGCCATAATCCTCTAAGTAAGTGTGCGTCTTTTCGTAGTTAGGAATTATCGTTGCCCGATTAGATATGCCGGGCGGGTTACTATCGCTAGTTTGCTACGGAAACGAGAATATTATTCTCAATGGAAACCCACAAACAACCTATTTTTATAAGTCGTTTGAACGTTATACACACTTTTCACAGGAGCCGATCCAAATCCCTTTGGATGGACCGAATCTCTTACTGCCAGATGCGCCGATTCTGCTGAAGACGAAAATCCCTCGTCAAGGCGACCTTCTCAGTGATTTAGTACTACGAATAACATTGCCAGATATTTTCAGTAAAGCGTATCTTCGCCCCGCTGTTGATGTTAGCGGATGCCCTATTCTGGACGCAAATGGCAATCAGGAAGTTACCGTTGATCGGCAGTATGAATTTGCGTGGGTTCGTCAAATCGGTGTTCGTATGATAGACACGATTACATTCACGATTGGCGGTCAGATTATACAGCAGTTCAATAGTGATTGGATTTCGTCACGCGCAATGTTAGACCAGGATAGCGATACGTATACAAAATGGCGCGTGATGGTAGGCGATGTGCCAGAATGTTTCGATCCGGCAAATGGAATTTATGCGGATCCGACCGTCCCGCCAGGAATGGGGTATCCGAATGTAGTCGCATGGCGTGGCACACCAAACAATCCGGCACCGATTCAAAATAATTCGGCGTCGATTCCAGGTCGTATTTTACGTATTCCCTTAGGTCTATGGTTTAGCGATTTTCCGGAAAATTCACTCCCACTTGTTGCCCTACAATATCACGATTCGGAAGTGACAATTCAAATGCGCCCGATTCGCGACTTATATACTATCCTTGATTTGTCAGGAGCCAGGGTACGTCCTGGAGTTCAGACCCTTGCTCCAAGTTATTTACCTGACGGAACGTCGATTGACCGATATATGCAGATTTGGAATCAAAAACTCTATGGCAATCTTCCTATGTCAATGACGAATCTATATGGCGGAAATAATGATATTAGTGGCGCTATGAGATATTTTTTGACAGATATTTCGGGCGGAGTTCCGCTGCTCGATGGCTGGCCGCTCAACGCAACCTTAGAAGCAACCTTTACATTCTTACAGGATGATGTTCGTCTCATGTTTACGAACAAGACATTACGATACAATGTGCGCCAAGTTCAATGGTTTACCTTTTATGGAATTACAACACGAAATACATATAGATTAGACGTACATAATATAGCGACTCGTTTAATATTTTTCGCACGGCGTAGTGACGCGATTACATATCGCAATCAGTCCACAAATCTGACAAATTGGATGTATACATTAGGGTCAGAGCGTCCCTTTGTAACCCCTGCTCCGTATTGGACCTACCCCAATTTTGTATGTACAAATGCAAATGGTCTCAACGTCCAGCCTTGCCCTGCACCAAATCCTTACCCAGGTGCGGCTACTGCGCCTTTGGGACGCACTGGTATTAATCTTGCAGGCATTCAACGCGATATTTTATTGAATACATTTTTTACGGCAAATGGTAATGCTTTGTTTGATAGCCAGGATAGCGACTACTTCCAGAAATATGTACCGTTTCGTTATATGGAGGGCAATTCCGCGGCGGTCCAATCGCTAGGAGAAGCTACACAGTACGAAATGTGGCCGTTGAGTGCTTATAGTTTCTCTCTCAATGGGTCATCGGTCCAGCAGCCAACAGGTACACTCAATACAAGTCGTATTGACCGATTAGAGCTGGATGTGGATGTATGGCCGATTCCATACTTAGCAGGATATACATATAATCTTTATACGTTTGTGGAGACTCTGAATTTCTTGGAAATTAGCAGTGGTTTGGGCGGACTGAAGTTCGCCCGCTAATTCTATTCTTCCCATTCATCCAATTATTATACAAGTTCGCTATGCGAATTCATATAATTATAACTAAATCAGGTAATTTAATACTTATTGACCCACCAGTCATCCCAGAAGTAGGGCGGCTGTTGGGCGTCTGTGGATGGCGCGACGATGCTAGACGTGTTTGGGCGCTCGCGATAGAGAGAATCGATGTGGGCGTAGTTGAGGGCATAGGCGAAATACTTGAGGCGAGATACCATACCCTTCATCGGACCTACAACATTATAGTCGGCAAAAAGGCGCTCATCGTACCCAGGCTTGTCAGGAAAGTACATGTCCTTCATCACGTAGAGTCCGCCTGGGTTGAGTTTCGGTACAGTCTTCAACTTCATACGGACGGCAATATTTCCATTGACATAAACATCTAGATTGACACCCTTGAGGAGAATGACAAGGTGGAACCACTTGCCAACTGGTACATTCGGTACACTGACATAGTTATCCCAAGAATCAATCGTATTCATATAGACACGGAGAGTATTTACATCGTTTTGGACGAAGACAGCGGGGGCAAGATTGGGGAAGCCGTTTTCGCTTCCCTTGTGGAAGACATGCTTGAGTTTAACAGGGGCGTTGCCATTTGCTAGACCGGGCTTTGAGTTACCGCACTGGTTTCCAGCAGGACCAGACTTTTCAAAGGTATCAGGGTGAATAAATAAGAACATAGAATACGAGAATGCCGAGCCCTGCTGCTCATCGCGACTGTTATATAAAATAGGGAAACCTGTATCAAGTCCCTGGGGAATACTTACAGATGTAGCTGTTGTATTATCAAATAATACAACCGCTTGGCGGTCTAACTTTGTTAAGAACGAATTAAATTGTTCTATCATAGCCATAACAACCTGTAGTCCAATCATTGTAAGAATGACAATGGCAAGTTGGGGGACTAAGCCATCACCCATTAAAAATCCACTGACAGATTCCATTTCCTCTATTTATAATTGCTTTTTATAAATGGAGAATTCATATACGCTTAGTTCTTGTTATACGTTAACTTCACGCCAAGATTATTTGTAAGCGAATGTAATACGCTAGTACTTCCCTGAGGACCTAACTGGTATAGACCGTAGATACGGTCCGGGGTGAGCGCAACACCAGAGAAGAGCACGCTGTTGAGGAAACCGTTAAATCCTCCCAGAACAGATGTATTGACATACTGCTTACCGCCGCCGGCAGGTGAGCCGACAACTGGACCCGGAAGAACGCACGAACGATTGAGTTTGCCGTCGTAGTAAACATCAAGGACACGTCCACTGACAACGCAGGTGAAATTTACCCAGCGTTGCATATCAACGTCGTTAATATCGCATACAGGGGTGCTACCATTGTTTGCGAACGATTGTTGGGCGGTGGCAGCGCTTGTCGCATTCGAAGCAAAGCGTGTCTTCCATGTTAGTTGGTCTGACTTAACACCGCGTGTGTGTAAACGAACACCGAGCATATTTGTATTGGGGTATAAGAATGCTGTCATCACATAGGCAGAGTTATTTCCAAGAGCAGGGTTCGATACATTCGGGTCTGTGATTGTAAAAATGGGCTTAATCACGTTTGTCTTTGAGCCATCCCACGTATTGATATACATCCACCAGCTGATGGTGAAATCGGCGCCCTCAATAATGCGGAGATTGGGGTTAGGGACAAAACTCGGGTCTTGCTTTTTATTATCGTCGTAGTTAATACAATACGGTTTTACCTTTCCAGACTGGTTTCCTGGAACTCCGTACACTCCGTTTGTCATTTTTACCTGGAGAACATAGCGCTCTGTATCCGAGCTACCCGTTAAGTAGCTGTAAACTAAGTAGCAGATAAGGGCAAGGGCTAATAGATATACAACATTGTATACGAGCCCCGAGCTTTCGTAAAAGAATAATTTTACTCGGTTGTATGCGTTCATACTTCTTCTAAACTAGAGCATTAAAATCTTCAGGCGTATTCGTAATCTACATACTCAAAGCCGTTTACATCATCCCCCTTACGATTTCCCTTATTCGGACAGAAGCCAGCGTGGCACATAACATTATAGAGTTCGTGCCAGATACTTTTGAATGTAGGCTGTCCGTCCGGGATATTAGGCTTTCCACGTAAATCTGTAACGTGTTTGTAGTTTTCCCATATCTCTTTTTCGGTCAGGCGGCGAGGCCAGGCTTGTATCATACCAGCTTGTCCCCAGAAATCCGGAGAAGTTTCAAGAAGTACACCGGTAGGATTCGTCCACGTAAGATTTTCAAGTATAAGTGATGTAGCGTGCTCTCCATTCAAATAAATATCAATAGAGCGTCCTTCAACAGCAATTGTAATTTGATTCCAACGGGCATTCATGACACGTTCAATTTCTGCCTGGGGAGGCGGTGATAATTGTCCGTTCATCATAAGTGGTACAAGGGGGCTGAGTTTCAGAAGAGCAGTTTGATGTACGGGGTCAAGTATAAATTCGCCGACGCCTAGAAGTTTGACAAGGGGTTTGAAACGATAATCTCCCTTAGGACCGGCAAACGGAATGCGCTCATCGTTCACTTTATCCATATAGATGAAGAAGCCGATAGTAAAATTACTTTTTAAAGACTGTGTGAGTTGTGCCTGGGTTAGAACGGATTGAAGCGTAGAGCCAACAGCGTCGTTCTCGGAGGGACGACCGTTCAACACAAATGGACCGAGAACTTTTGTTTCGTCGGATTTTGGCATAAAATAGAGTATATAGATAACAGCAGCAACAATAATAAGCAAAATGAGTATAAGAAATATAAATCGGGGATTCATTCCTCTTATACTGTAAGTATGTTTTTAGCAGTTTATAATTTATTCTGTAGCGAAAAGTCCCTTTATTTGCGCGCTTATATCTTTGGGCGGCATAAGAGCAGAATCTGTTGTAGCACCGCAGGTCTTAGCAGGTAGTTGGAATGGTGGGAAAGGCATCGGGCAGAAGTGGCTCAATGCCTCGCTGCTTATAGCGTAAGCCCAGACATATAGATTTTGTATGGATGCTTCGGCAGCGGCTTTTCCACAGAGTCCGTAGAGAACATTTTCAACTGGCTTTGGCTCACCGGCAAGTACCTTTGTAAGTTCTAACTTACAGTTGAGGTCCACTTCAAGGACCTGATTGTGGAGGCTTACAGTGAGCCGAAGAGGTTTGTCAAGAGGAATGTCAGAAATACGAGCTGATTCACGATAAACCTCTCCTGTCTGAGACTTTGTATCGACAAATATTATAATATCATTCGTGTTTGGATCTAAAAAGATACCGGGATTGAGACGTTTGGGTAAGCCGTAAGGAGGTAAAGACATAGAGCCAGAGCCAGATGGCACAATCGCACCACTCCCATCAGAGTACAATTCGGCACTACCACGATGGAAGATATGACGATACGGTCCTTGTATATTTGTTAGATTCCGTGTATTTGCTAACAATAAATCAAAATGGTATGTATATTTTGTATTCATATCAGCTGGCAGTACTTCGTCCGTAATACGTAAATTACTTACACCGCCCATACCATGTCTCCAAAAGACGTGGGCATGGTCGAGCGCCTTGTATCGTTCAGGGCGAATATCAATCGATTTTAACGAAAATTTGTAACCGGTAAGTAATAA